GATTTTCAGGAAGAATAAACCTATGGATTATCAACCAGAAGAAGTACGCAACGAATGGGAGTCAGCAGGCGACCAATTTGAATTTGGCACTGAGACCTACGAGCTGATGTTTAACGCCGCTACCGGAGAACATAAATATTATAATCACACCACAGACACCTTTGAGAATTTTTAGTTATCCACAGTCAGATTGGATTCAGGCTTCAAGTCAAGTAAATAAAGTGATTCAAATTGAATCAATTATTACTAGTAAAGGTTGACAGTAAAACGTTTTACTAATACCTACGTACCCGTAATTACTTTACAACGAGAGGAAATGAATGCTAATAAAGTTTCTAAGAAACGAAATAGCTGTGGGGAAATGCTTATATGGTTTTATGTTAATCCCCAGAGTTTGTATTAAGAAGGCTGATATATTTATCAGTTGGTTAGGGGGTTGCATTGTCTGGTCGAGACTTAAAAAAACAACTAAGGATAATTGAAGAGTTTAGGAAATATGACGAGTGGGTTGGTGTTCAAACCGTTTATTGCTTTTTGCTTATAGCTCAACACGTTGATGTCGAAGGAAAAGACATGAGAGTTATGGACATTGGCGAGCTTATGGATACATCCAGCGCCAGCGCTAGTCGTAATATGAGGTGGTTAGTAGATCACAATCTTGTTGCACTATATGAAAACCCAGAGAGACGAATAGAGAAGTTCATCGAGGTCACTAAAACGGGCCGATCATTAATGAGGAGGATTAGACTATGACGTTATTAGTTATTGAAGGCGCTGCTTTTATGGCACTGTGTTATACCACCGGTATCATATATTCATCTATAGCGGGGGTGTTGATATGAGTGTGAAACCTTGGCGAGCTGGTTGGCAGGTATATCTTACCGTAGAGGGTAAGAAGTATAGGCAGACCGTGAGCACTGAAGCTGATGGCAAACTACTGGAAGCTAAATGGAGGCACGCTATATCTCTTGGTCAAAATCCTTATAAGGTTGAGATCAATCAATCAACGGGTGTTGTGTCTAGCTGTACATTAGACTTTGCTATGGACAAAACCTATAACAAATACTGGAGTGGATCTAAGAACGAACCAGCAGTAATAAACCTGATGCGAGCCGTGCGTGAGTATTGGGGCAAAGAGATAGCGCTTAATCGTATATCTACATCAGCTATTGAGGACTGGGTAGAGCATATGAAGGAGACCAAAAAGAATGGCACCATTAATAGGCACCTAGCTATTATACGTAAGACTTTGAAGTGGGCGTATCACAACGAACACATTACCAAAGTCCCTCTAATAGAAACCCAGAGTGAAGTGGGTACAGAGAGACTCACTTGGTATACTGAGGCTGAAGAGAAGGCTATCCTATCACGACTCAAAGAGCTTAAGCAGGACTACCTCCATGACTACGCCGTCGTAGCCGTAGATACTGGCCTAAGAGCCTCTGAGATTCTTAAGTATGACAAGCAGCTTCAGAAGCTTAAATCCATTAGGAAGGACGGCAGTCCGGTGTATGGCCTTAGAGTTAGTGTCCGTAAGAATGGCACGCCTTTAGTCGTACCCTTAACCAAGCGTGCAGAGGCAATAGTGCGAACACGTGACTTCGATACTAATGTCCATGATTACCAATACCGCAAGGCGTGGGACTCAGTGCGACAGGAGCTAGGTCTGATGGATAAATGCTGGCACACTTGGAGACATACCTGTGCTACCCGGCTAATCCACAAAGGCTTACCTATTGAGCGTGTACAGAAATGGTTGGGTCACTCGACTATTGCAACTACACTTAAATATGCTAAATTAGACGCTAACAATTTGGTTGATGGCGTTGACCTTTTGGAGGAATAATCTGGTGTCTTTTGGTGTCTTTTGGTGTCCTAAACGAGACTGTTCTCAAAACTTCAATGCCTATAAAACGGCTGAATTGTGGGAATGGCCTCGTGGTGGAATGGTAGACACAAAGGACTTAAAAGACGTTGCATCCTTTCTCCGTATCCGTAGTAACTTTTTAATTAACTTAGGCAAACAGCACATAAAAGATAAAGTCCTTTGCTCCACTAACGTAGTTAGTAATGAGTAAAGCCACCAACACCTAATATGGTGTCCTACACAGAGGAATTATAATGGCAACGCTGGACGAACAGATCGAGTTGGAACATCAAATGGTACAGTCCGGTATCGAGAGGTACAGCAAACAGCATTCCGATTTAATGGAGAAGAATTTAGGATCTAAGACTAAGCACGGACGTACTATCATCAAGGGCATTGTCGAGCCACTTGAGACACAGATACAGAAACTATACGACAGCAAAACAACCCCCAGGAATATATGCAGGAACTTAACAAAGAGCATGGATGCCGGGCAGGTAGCTTACTTAGCTCTGGTGTGTGTCATTGATAACTTAGCGACGGCTTCAACGCTCCTTAAGGTTGCCCGGTCGGTAGGCATTCAGGTTGAGACGCAGAAAAGGTTAGACGATTGGTTACACCTCGATGATGGAGTAGCTAAGAACATGATTAAGGAGGCAGAGAAGAAGTCGGACAAAGGTTTCGATCACAAACGGTACGGCCTCGACCACAAGATTAAGAGCGACGGACACGAGATTGTACATTGGACAAACGAACAGCGCATTCAGGTAGGCGTGAAGCTTATTGATCTGATTATTGAGCACACCGGGATCATCAAGCTGGAGAAAAGAATACAGAAAAACAAAACTATCTGGCACGTTCAACCAACTAAAGAAACAGTTATATGGATTGAGGCATTCAACGATACAAACTCAATAGCAATGCCAAGATATTGTCCTTGTATTATTGAGCCGAGAGATTGGGAAGACTTCTGGGGCGGTGGCTATCACTCGCAACACATTAACAAATTACCCTTTGTGAGGATACACGCATGAGACAAGCCGCTAAAGACTACGTAGAAGCTTTACAATCTAAAGACCTAGCACTTGAATACAGGTGCGTTAACGCCTTACAGAAGACTCCATGGCGTATTAACCACTTTGTCGTAACAACATTACGCTCTTGTTGGGACAGTGGTTACGAATGGGAGGGTTTACCACCACGAGATAACGTCCCGCTCCCAAAATATCCGTTTAGTAAGGAGCCTAAATATCTTTCTGAAGAAGAAACACTTAAGTTTAAGCTGTTCAAGTCTCATCGTAACAAGATTCACACCTTCAATAACAAAAGTATGTCCCGTAGGATACAAGTTGAGCGCACTATTCAACTAGCTGAAGAGTATTCTGAGATGGAAAAGATGTGGTATGTCTGGCAGTTAGACTTTAGGGGCCGCAAATACCCGGTTGAGTCCTTCCTTTCACCACAAAATGCAGATTATAGCAAGGCACTCTTAGAGTTTTCTAATGATGTAGCTATCACGAACGATGTTGAAGCACGCTGGCTGGCAATTCACGGTGCTAATGTATTCGGTGTCGATAAAGTTAGTCTCGAAGATCGTGAGATGTGGGCTTATATGAACGTACAGAATGCCATCGACGTTTACACTGACCCGCTGAGCAACAAATGGTGGCAAGAAGCTGACAAACCTTGGCAGGCTTTAGCATGGTGTGCAGAGTGGGCTGAATATGCGCTACACAAAACGGCAGGTGAGACTTTCTATACACGTTTACCCTGCGCTAGTGACGGGAGCTGCAACGGATTACAACATCTGTCAGCCATGCTGCGTGATAAGGAGGGCGGTAAGGCTGTTAACTTAACACCTAACCCTTACCCTCAAGATATATATAAGGACGTCGCAAACAGGACGACAGAGCTTCTGATGGAGGCGAACACAGAGCTAGGCAATCAGATCTTACTAGTCGGTGTTTGTCGTAAGATATGTAAGCGACCTGTTATGATTGTCCCTTACTCAGGTACACGACATAGCTGCCGGGATTACATCCTCGAAGCTCTTGCAGAAAAATGCAAAGGTAGGAACCCGTGGAACGATGACTTCTTTCAGCCTGCTAATTATCTAGCTGGGTTTGTATGGCAAGCCATCAACGAAGTTATTATCTCAGCACATACAGTAATGGACTACATCAAGAGCATTGCTAAACTATACTGTGCGGTGGACAAGCCGTTTGAATGGGTAACGCCGACAGGTCTGCTAGTAAGGCAGGCATACAGCAACACAACAAAGAAACGAATCAAGACACACCTAAGCGGATCTATTGTTAAGCTCAACTACTCGCAACCAGTTGACGATTCAATAGACAAACGCAAGAGTGTTTCAGGCAGCAGTCCAAACCTTACGCACTCACTGGACGCCGCTGCATTAACTTTCACCGTCGATAAATGTTTAAAAGAAGGAGTTACAGACTTTGCTATGGTTCACGACAGCTATGGCACACACTCACCAAATATGCCGCTGCTTAATGACAAACTGCGCGAAGCATTTGTTGAGATGTACGAAGAAAATGATGTGCTGCAAGATCTCTACGATTACGCAGTAACATCGCTACCGGTTGGAACAGAGGTTCCACCCCCACCACTAAAGGGTACGTTAGATATTAGGAAGGTTTTGGAAAGTGATTACTTCTTCGCTTAACCAAAGGTTCCCCTATAGCAAACCCCAAAGTTACATTAACTATATTTAATAAGGAAACAACATGGCTAACAACATTATGGTATTAGAAGGATCAGCACAATGGGCTAAAGTATTTGAGCCTGATACAAAGTTTAACCCTTTAGGTGACTTTAGTATTAATCTTCAAATGACTGCCGCCGAAGCTGCTCCGATGTGTGAGCGACTAGAACAATTAGTCCAAGCAAAGTTCGCTGAGGCAGTGAAAGAAAAACCTGCTCTTAAGAACACGCTGACCACCGCTGATGTCAGTAACGTCGTATTTGATCGAGACACTGGCGACGACACCGGCAACATTGAATTTAAGTTTAAACTAAAAGCTAAGGTACAGAAGCGTGACGGCACGTACTACGATCAAGAGCCAGCAGTAGTAGATGCGTCTAAGAAGCCTCTGCCTAAAGATATGCTGATTGGTAACGGCTCCCGGGTAAAGGTAGCCTTTGAACCTATCACGTATGTCATGGCGTCTACCAAGAAGGTAGGTGTGTCGCTAAGGCTTAAGGCAGTACAGGTTATTGATCTCATTGAGTACGGTTCCAAAGCTACGAGTGTCTTCGATGAAGAAGATGGTTACGTATCTCCGTCAGTCGCTGAGGTTAATGAAGCGCCTTTTAACGAGGAGGCTGCCGATGGCGCTGACTTCTAGGTCTACCTTAGAAGAACGTGTTCAACTCAACTTAAACGCACGGGGAATCCCTTACGAGTATGAACCTTGTAAGTTACCCTACACTGTGACCCGCAACTATATCCCTGACTTAAAAATCGGGGATATATATGTCGAAGTAAAAGGTTATTTTCGACAGGACGCACAGCGTAAGATGCGTAGCATGAAAGAGCAACACCCTGAGTTAGACATTAGATTTTTATTTCAACGAGCCAACAGTACACTTCAGGGAGCCAAGAAAAGAAAAGATGGTTCCAAGATGACGTGTGGTGAGTGGGCAAGCAAGTACAACTTTATATGGGCAGAGGAGATTATTCCAGATGACTGGTTCAGATAGCTTTAGAATAGAAGTACAGATTTTAGACAACACTTCAGACGAAGGTGGCAACTGCGTTACTATTTCAAAACGTGGTCGTCAGCTAACTATAGCCGACATTCAAGAAGCGTTTACGGACGCTGTTAAGGGTGCAGGCTTTTCAGACTTAGAGGCTCATATATCCTGATGGATATACCGGAGAGTGAATTCATTATGCACACTCCTTGTGGGAAGTGTGGTTCATCCGATGCAAATAGTTTGTATGACGACGGCCACACTTACTGCTTTAATTGTAAATATTTAGGACAATCCCAAGAGGAGGTCAGTATGCCACCAAAGAAAACGATTATGAATGGTTTAATGCAAGGCACGCACGAACCGTTAGTTAAAAGATGCCTTACAGAAAAGACTACGCAGTTCTGGGACTACACTGTGGGCAACCACGGCGATGCTAAAGTTCAGATTGCAAATCACAAGACACCTGATGGTGTTACGGTGGCACAAAAAGTTAGAACAGGTAACAAAGAGTTTTTCGTTACAGGTAGTTTGAAAGAAGCTGGTCTCTATGGTCAGTGGTTATGGCGCGACGGTGGTAACAACGTCACAGTTGTTGAGGGTGAGCTAGATGCTCTCTCGATGTCCCAAGCGTTTGAACACAAATGGCCTGTCGTGTCAGTTAACACTGGTGCCGCAGGAGCTAAGAAAGAAATTACAAAAGCTATTGAGTGGTTAGAAAAGTTTGACAAGGTTGTCTTCATGTTTGACAACGACGAACCCGGACAGGCTGCTGCTAAAGAATGTGCAGCTTTACTATCACCCCGCAAAGCTAAGATTGCTAAACTCCCTTTGAAGGATGCTTCAGAGATGCTTCAAGCTCGGAGACACGCAGAGCTAATCAATGCCTTCTGGGATGCAAAAGAATATTCCCCGGACGGTATCATTAACGGTGACGAGTTATGGGAAGAGGTATCAACAGAGAAAGATGTAAGCACCATCCCTTACCCTTACGAAGATCTTAATAAGAAGATTGGCGGTTGTCGCTTAGGTGAGATCGTTACAGTAACAGCAGGATCAGGTTTAGGTAAGAGCCAGCTCACTCGTGAGTTTGCATATCACTTCTTGAACGAAGGCGCTACCATAGGCTATGTTGCGTTGGAGGAATCCAGTAAACGCACAGCGCAAGGCTTGATGTCCTTACACTTAAATAAACCAGTACATCTTGAGACTGTCCCTACAGAGGAACTACGTGAAGCATTTGACGCAACACTAGGCACAGGTAGAGTGTTCATTTATGATCACTGGGGTTCTACTGAATCAGACAATTTACTAGCGAAGATCAGGTATCTAGCACGAGGGTGCGGATGCCAGTATATCATATTAGATCACATCAGTATTGTTGTATCCGGTATAGAAGGCGGTGACGAGAGACGTATCATTGATAACATGATGACTAACTTACGCTCACTCGCAGAAGAGCTTAACATTGGTATGATTGTCGTGTCACACTTAAGACGACCAGCCGGTGACAAGGGCCACGAAGAAGGGCAGGTAACGTCCCTCTCGCAGCTTCGAGGTTCGGCTGCAATCGCACAGTTAAGTGACATTGTAATTGGCTTAGAACGTAACCAGCAAGACGAAGAGAATAGTAACATCACAACCGTCAGGGTTCTTAAGAACAGATGGTCAGGTGATACAGGTGTAGCAGGCCAGCTTAGCTACTCAAACACAACAGGTCGTATGGTTGCAGCAGAGCACGCCGTAGACGACATACCTTTTTAGGAGAAAAAAATGATTCAACCAGTGGGCGATAGAGTCCTTATTCAATTAGCAGAACAAGAGAAAGAATCATCAGGCGGTATTATCTTATCGGCTGGTGCTTTAGATAGAATTAAAACCGGTGTCATACTAGCTGTTGGCGAAGGTTCCCGGATGGCTAACGGCAAGCTTGTTCCAATCAATGTCAAGGTTGGTGATAAGGTTTTGTTTAGTCAGTTCACCAACATGGAAAAGTTTGAAGACAAAGGAGAAGAGTTTTACATCTTGCCTGAGAAGGGCGTGATGGCTGTACTTGAAGACGACTAAATTAATCACTCCGACGAGAGGATATTATGAAGACTAGAATACACGTTAATCAACACCACGTTAAACACAACAAGAAGTACCCGGATGATGTTCAACTGCCACCATTGACGGTTAAGGATTACAAAAAGAATCGTAAGTGCCACGCTGCTTCTATCCAAACAGCAGCAGGTGTGGAGGTCGCGAGGCTTGTAAGCAATCCTGATAAGCCATTACCCTGCGGCGCTACGGTCTGGGTAGAAACACAGTTGGAGGTAATTATTAAATGTTAATATTCGATATTGAAACGGACAACTTACTAGACGACTGTACTAAGGTTCACTGTATGGTGACCAACAACATAGCGACTGGTATAGTTACTTCATACGTAGGCCACAAGGAAGTGCGCTTAGGTCTAGCTGCCCTCGATGAGGCTGGTGTAATAGGCGGTCACAACGTACAGGCATTTGACTTACCTGTCTTAAAGAAGCTATTCGATTATGACTATCACGGTGTTGTGTTTGATACGCTTGTTGCATCCCGCTTGGTCTGGCCCCATCTTAAAGAAAAGGATATGATGAAGCGTACAGTTGAGAATAGAATGATTGGTTCTCACTCCCTTAAGGCATGGGGACAACGCCTCGGTGACAACAAAGGTGACTACGGTGAAGCAGAAGATGCTTGGGACGTGTTCTCTGAAGAAATGCTTACATATTGTATTCAAGACGTTGCCCTTAACGTTAAGTTATATAAATTAATTCAGTCTAAAAATTATCCGAAAGAACCTATGGATCTTGAACACGACATGAACAGGATGCTTCTACAACAGGAGCAGGTAGGGTTTCCTTTTGATGTCGAGTCAGCGCAGCGTTTATACACAACACTCGCTGCCCGGAAGCAAGAGATCGAGCAAGAGTTAGTCGATACCATGGAGCCAACGATTGTTGAGCTTAAGACAAAAACAAAAGTAATACCTTTTAACCCAGCGTCCCGACAACAGATAGCCGACAGGCTTATGAAGATGGGATGGAAACCCGAAGAGCATACACCATCAGGTGAGCCGAAGGTTGACGAAAAGATTCTCGCAAATATTCAACTGCCTGAAGCGAAACTGTTAACCGAGTTCCTGATGTTGAACAAACGATTAGGACAATTAGGAAATGGAAAGCAAGCTTGGCTCAAGTTGCAAAAAGATGGGCGTATACACGGACGGGTTAATCATATGGGTGCTGTTACTTCTCGTTGTACCCACAGCAACCCTAACGTCGCTCAAGTACCATCTGGAGGTGCCGCCTTTGGGAAGGAGTGCCGCTCATTATTCTACGCACCGGAGGGCTTTGCCTTATTGGGTGCCGACGCTAGTGGTTTAGAGCTTCGATGCCTTGCACATTATATGTCACGATTTGACGGAGGAAAGTATGGACGAGAAATTCTTGAAGGAGACATACACACAGCTAATCAGTTGGCCGCAGGACTTGCAACACGTCCTCAAGCAAAGACTTTTATTTACGGATTCTTATATGGTGCGGGAAATGGCAAGATCGGAGAGATCATTGGCAAAGGCGCAAAAGAAGGTGGACAGATTAAGAAGAGATTCTTGGCAAAGACCCCGGCGCTTAAGAAACTTACGGAAGCGTTAAACACTCGCCTTGAGATGCAAACAGGTGAGAAGTTTATTAAAGGACTTGATGGTAGGTTGATACCTATTCGCCATGCCCACGCCGCACTAAACACACTACTTCAATCAGCCGGAGCGATCATCTGTAAACGATGGTACGTTGAGGTTGAGAATATGATAAGAGCTAAAGGCTACACTACCGAAGAAGTTTCGATAGTGGCGTTTGTTCACGATGAAGTACAAATTATAGTCAAAGAAGGTCTGGAGGATGCAATAGGTGCAATCACTAAAGAAGCAATTAAAGCCACAGAAAGGAAGTATGGATTCAAATGTCCTCTCGACTCGGAGTTCGACATCGGACGCAGTTGGGCGGACACTCACTGATCCTAGTCGCATAGGTGACCTTGCAGAACTCTACGCTATTACATGGTTGTGGGATGAAGGCTTTGAGGTTTTCTATAACGCTGGAGCAACAGGGGCAATCGACGTGATCGGTATCAAAGACGGCGAGGTTTACCTTTTTGATGTGAAGACGAAAGGTAAGAACACGCATATGCCATCACGGACACCAAAACAAAAAGCACTAGGGGTTCAGTTCTTAGAATTTGACCCCATTAAGCGGAAGCTTCGGTGCGTTAAACACAGGAAATTCTAATGGAAATTAATTGGTTAAGTATTTTATGTATCGGTAGTTTCGCTTTTGTCAGTGTTGCCCTTGGTATCAAATGGTTAGGTGAGATTATCATTGAATACAGATTAGCAAAGAGCGGAATAATGATCAGTAAAATATTACAGGAGGAGCTAGACGATGAAGAATAGAACACTATTAGTAGACGGCGACATCGTAGCATACAAAGCTGCTGTCGTTGCAGAGACTCCAATTAATTGGGGCGACGGCTTCTGGTCACTCCACGCTTTTGAAACTGAAGTCATCGCACATATGGCTGTTTTCATGCACGACATTATTGAACAGTCAGGTTGTGATGCAGTTATTACCTGCCTCTCTGGTGACAACCTATATCGTAAGGACGTAGCTCCCTACTATAAAGCTAACCGAAAAGGTACACGCAAGCCGATGCTCTTAAATTTTGCTAAAAAATATTTAGCAGATAATTACAACGGCAGAGTTGAGGACAAGCTAGAAGCAGATGACCTACTCGGTGTCCTTGGTAGTGCGGATAAGAACACAGTGATCTGGTCAATAGATAAAGACTTGCTTACTGTGCCAGCGTACCACCTGATCGAGGGTAAGATTGTTGAGGTAGATGAGGAAGAAGCTGACTACAACTTCCTGTACCAAACACTCGTCGGCGACTCCGTAGATAACTACAAAGGTTGTCCGTCGGTAGGTGCAAAGACAGCAGATAAATTATTATTAGACAAAGGCGCAACATGGCAAACAGTTGTTGAGGCGTTTGAGTCAAAAGGACTAGGCGAAGAAGTCGCCATCGAGAATGCACGACTAGCACGTATCTTACGTGATGGTGAATATAACTTTAAAACAAAAGAGGTAAAATTATGGACGGTCTAAAAGGAGAGGTTAAGAAAAGCCTTAACGATGTTACGCCAGAACAGTGGGATGCTTTGCGAGTGAAGTATGCCAGAGCAGCGGAGCAGGAGAAGATGGAGCTGGCAAATGACGAGTGGGTTGATGACCCGGTGGAGCGCCCTGTCCATTACAACACAGGTTCTGTAGAATGTATCGAAGCTATTAAGGCTAGTATGTCTGACACAGAGTTCAAGGGCTACCTTAAGGGTAACGCAATGAAGTACCTCTGGCGCTACGACTACAAGGGTAAGCCTGTAGAGGACTTAAAGAAAGCACAGTGGTACTTAGCACGACTAACGGAGGAGGTAGCATGACAGACCCATACTCAGAAGAGATGATCTCAATGTTTGAAGGCTTTGATTGGTATCAGGAGAAATGCAACGACACGGCAATCTTCCCTGAAGACAAAGCTGAAGAATATCTTGCAATGGGTTTATGCTCAGAAGCTGGTGAGGTAGCAGGAAAAGTTAAGAAAAAAATTAGGGACGGCGAGCAGCCCGGTTACAAAGAAGCCTTAGCCGCAGAGCTGGGCGATGTCTTTTGGTACTTGGCTGTCTTGACAGATCGTGCCGGGCTAAGCTTGGGCGACCTTGCTTACCAAAACTTAAACAAATTATATAAACGAAAAATTAGAAACACCTTACAAGGTTCAGGGGATAATAGATAATGGATTCATATCAGCAGTACATACACAAGTCACGCTACGCTCGCTGGCGCGAAGAGGACAACCGACGTGAGACGTGGAAGGAAACAGTTTCCCGGTACATAGATTTTTGGATTAAGCGTGATCAGCTAGAACCTCAACTAGCCAACGAACTATACCACGCAATCCACGACCTAGAAGTTATGCCTAGTATGCGTTGCTTAATGACGGCAGGCGAGGCACTTGATCGTGACAACATGGCAGGCTTCAACTGCTCGTATGTTGCTGTAGATAACCAACGGGTCTTTGATGAAATCTTATACGTACTAATGTGTGGCACAGGCGTAGGCTTCTCAGTCGAACGTCAATCAGTAAACAAACTACCAACCATCGCCGAGGAATTTCATGAAACAGAAACTACAATCCATGTACAAGACAGTAAAATTGGCTGGGCTAAAGCTTTCCGTGAGCTGGTCTCTCTTCTATATTCGGGTCAGGTTCCTTCGTGGGACGTTAGTAAACTACGTGCAAAGGGCGAACGTCTCAAAACCTTTGGCGGGCGATCTAGTGGATCTGACCCTCTTGTTGCCTTGTTTAATTTTACCGTTGCTACTTTTAAGAGGTCTGCTGGACGCAAGCTCACCAGTTTAGAATGCCATGACATTGTTTGTAAAATTGCTGAAATTGTGGTTGTTGGGGGCGTGCGTCGCTCTGCTCTTATTTCCCTTTCTAATCTGTCTGACGATCGTATGCGTCATGCAAAATCTGGGAATTGGTGGGAGTCAGACACCCAGCGTGCTCTCGCAAACAATAGCGCCGTCTATAATGAGAAGCCGGATTATGAAACATTCCTCGAAGAATGGATAGCAATGTACAAGTCAAAGGCGGGTGAGCGTGGTATCTTCTCCCGGACTGCTGCAAAGAAACAAGCAGCAAAGAATGGACGACGTGACATCGACCACGATTTTGGTACGAACCCTTGCTCTGAGATTATCCTACGCTCGGCTCAGGTTTGTAATTTATCGGAAGTCGTTGTTAGGGCTACGGATACACCCCAAAAATTAAAACGAAAAATTGAATTGGCTGCTATCTTAGGGACGCTTCAGTCATCTCTGACAGACTTCCGCTACGTGCGAAGCATCTGGACGAAGAACACTAAGGAAGAATGTCTGCTTGGTGTGAGCATGACCGGGATCATGGATAACACAATCCTATCGGGTAAAGAGTATAGCACTGAAGACTTAGGTAAGTTACTTGAGAATCTTAAGCAGGTTGCAGTAGATGCTAACAAAGAGTATGCCGCCCTGTTAGGAATTAACCAATCCACGGCTGTTACCGCCGTAAAACCAAGCGGTACTGTTTCTCAGTTGGTCGATAGCGCCTCTGGCATTCACGCACGCTTCTCTCCGTATTACATTAGACGAGTACGTAGTGATGGCAAAGATCCTATTAGTGAGTTCTTGAAAGCTGAGGGGATCCCTTGGGAGAAAGATGTGATGAATGAGGATAACTATGTATTCAGTTTCCCTATGAAAGCACCTGAAGGAGCCATTAGTGTTGATGATTTAAATGTAAAGACACAGTTAGATTTATGGGAAATTTACCAGAACCATTGGTGTGAACATAAACCTAGTGTAACCATCTACTACTCAGACGATGAGTTCTTGGCAGCAGGGCAGTGGTTATGGGATCGTTTAGATTCCTGTTCCGGCATCAGCTTCCTACCCCGTACCGATCACGTCTATCAACAAGCACCTTACGAAGCTATCACGGAAGCGCAATACAAAGCTCTGTCACTAGAGCTGCCTTCTGAAATTGATTGGGATCGCTTAGGTGATTTTGAGAAACACGACACAACAACAGGAACTCAGGAATTGGCTTGCGTCGCAGGTCAGTGTGAGATTTAACAAAGCGGTAACGATACTGGAGGTGGTCACCTGCCTCCATATCATCGCTAATGTCTGGCTCCATTTTCCAAAGGTTCCCCTATAGAGAGTACAAATGAATCATATTATAGTATCACCACACCTTATAAACTACTTAAAGAAGTTATTCCCAGACGTACTACCGTCTCCAAAGGGTTTAACAACCAACGAATTAGCTTTGGAGGTTAACTTCCTCCAAGGACAACAAACCGTCATCGCCAAGCTCGAACAAATGCTGGAGGATGACCAACCAGATGAGATTTAATTATGTGTATGTCAGCCCCCAAACCACCACCACCTAAGCCTACCATTGCACCACCACCCCCACCCGAAGCCGCTCCTTCTGAACTAGGCAACGCTGTTGATTCAACGGCTACTTCCCTAAAGAAAAAGAAGCAAGGCGCTAAAGGACAACTTGGTCGTGCTAAGACCGGCGCTCAGGTTGCCGGGACATCTACCTCTGGCCTCAAGATAGGGGCTTAATTATGTGTAATGCTTTATCAGGTGGACTTAGTGGTAACACAAAAGTTCGCACAACATTAGCTAAAAAAGGTTTATTAGGCCCGGCTGGTGAAATGATTGAAGACAAGAATCATAAAGATAAAAATGCTAATCAGCCTAAACCAAACGATAAACTAAAGATTAAATATTAAAGGATGAGCAATATGCACGATCAATCTATAGCCAAGACTTATGAAGCTATGACTTCAGATCGTGATGCCTTCCTTCATCGAGCAAGAGCTTGCGCTGAGTTAACTATACCAACCCTTATGCCTCCTGAAGGTCATACAGGTTCTACTCAGTTCAACACCCCCTTCCAATCAGTAGGCGCTAGAGGCGTTAACAACCTCGCTTCTAAACTACTGGTTACACTCCTCCCTCCGAATACTCCCTTTTTCCGCCTGACGATTGATGATTTCGACTTAGTGGAATTAGGGGGTGATGCTAGAGGAAAGGCAGAAGAGGCTCTAGCTCGTATTGAGAGAAGCGCAACACAGATAGTGGAATCCAAAGCTATTCGAGTGCCTACGTTTGAAGCTTTAAAACAGCTAATCACGGCTGGCAATGCTTTAGTATATATGCCTCCTAAAGAAGGTATGAAAGTATTTAGACTTGATCGTTACGTTGTCCAACGTGACACCATGGGTAATATGCTTAAGGTAATTGTGAAAGAAACAATTGCTTATGATGCCCTTCCCCCAGAGGTTCAGCAAGCTCTATTAGAGAACCCTGATTATCAAGCAGACACTAACAAAAAAGAATGCGATCTTTATACTTGCATCCGACGTGTCGGTAAGAAGTTTGAAGTACACCAAGAAGTTAAGAGTATTCCTATACCCGGCTCTGAAGGTTCTTACGCTGAAGACAAACTACCTTGGCTGGCCCTACGCTTTATAGCAGTAGATGGTGAGGACTACGGTAGAGGTTTTGTTGAAGAATACGCAGGTGATCTTAAGTCACTTGAGGCTTTAACAAGAGCTATTGTCGAAGGCAGCGCCGCTAGTGCGAAGCTTCTCTTCATGGTACGACCTAACGGTACAACAAAGATTCGTAACATTGCAGACTCACCTAACGGTGGTATCATCTCTGGTGATGCGAACGACGTGACTACGCTACAAGCAAATAAGTTCAACGACTTCCGGGTCGCACAAGAAACAATGAACACCATCACTGAACGTATGTCTTATGCCTTCTTACTCAACAGCTCCGTCCAACGGAATGCTGAACGAGTTACAGCAGAAGAAGTACGCTTCATGGCGCAAGAGTTAGAAACTGCTCTTGGCGGAATTTATTCCGTCCTATCCCAAGAGTTCCAGCTTCCACTCGTCAACCTCCTTCTCGGTAAAATGCAGAAGGAAGGTAAAATGCCAAAATTCCCTAAAGATACTTTAAAACCTCAAATCGTCACCGGCTTAGAAGCATTAGGCCGTGGTCAAGATCTCAACAAGCTCTCTTCATTCTTACAAATGTTGCAGCCGTTGGGGCCAGAAGTTATTCAAAGTGAACTCAACATTAGTGATTACCTCGCTCGCGTTGGTGCTTCTCTTGGTATTGACACTCAAGGTCTTGTTAAGACTGACGAGCAAAAGCAACAAGAAGCTCAACAGCAACAAGAGATGATGCAACAACAACAGATGATGCAAATGGCTCAAGCCGCCGTACCTAACGCTATGAAAGCTGCTGGTGATATGGGGCAAGAGGGTGCCGCTCAGTTAGCTGAGGAGGAATAAGATGTTCGACTTTATTGACGACACTTTAAGCACACTTAATTCTTATTTATCGAGCAAGGAAGCTCCAGCCTCAGCTCCTAATCCCCATCAAGATTTTAACAACGTAGACTTTGAATGGATTAAAGGACAAGAAGGTTATAAGTTAAAAGGTTATGTTCCTACAGATAAAGAGGGCAATGTAATAGGACACTCAGGTGTTACTGTTGCCTCTGGTTTTGATTTAGGAAGTCGAAGCAAGCAGTCGCTTGAAGCGTCGGGTCTCCCGGATGCACTCGTTGCCAAGCTAACAGCCTTTGCTGGTTTGCGAGGTGAAGCCGCTAAGAAAGCTGCTGAAAATCTCAACATCACTGATGAAGAAGGATTAGCGATTAACAAGTATGCCAAACGTGACTCACTAACGCAGTTGGACAAGGCATGGATGAAGGCCACAGGGCAGAGCTTTAAAAGTTTACCAAAACATAAAGCTACCCCTATTGCTGATCTAGCTTTTAATCATGGAGTTAAGAAGGTTACTAGTTATAATTTTTGGAACCAAGTTACTAACGATGATTGGGAAGGTGCTGAAGCTAACTTAAGGGACTTTAAAGAGAAAGACCCTTTGTTGCAACCACGTAGGACACGGGCTGCTGATTATTTTGATTATTATAATAGAATAAAAGGTGAAACATGAAACTAAAACGTATTATTAATAAGTACGGATTTTTTCAACACGTCCCCGACGTTCCTGAAGAAACCCCTGTTGTGGAAAAACCAGCAGTTAAGAAAGCTCCTGTCAAAAAGAAAGCAGCTAAAAAGAAATAAAAACTAAAGAGACTATTTATGAATACATATGAAGAACAAGGCGAATCACAAGAGCACGTAGATGCTATGGTTGCCAAGGGCGAACAGCTCGAACAGAATAACAACCCCGACCGACCTGATTGGTTGCCGGAGAAATTCAAAGACCCAGCACAGATGGCAGAAGCATATGCACAGCTTGAGAAGAAGATGGGTCAGGGACAGTCTGAGGAGTCAGCGGCTGAAGAGCAGCCAGCAGGTGAGCCAACGTCGGAAGATACAGGCAATCAGCCTGAAGCCTCAGAAGTCAGAGAAGCAGTAGAAACAGCAGGTGTCGATTTTGACGCACTGCAAAGCGAATACAACGAACATGGAGAATTAGGTGAAGCAGCTTTACAAAAGTTGGCCGATGCCGGGTTCTCTAATGATTTGGTAAAAAGTTGGATTCAAGGGCAAGAGTCTTTGAACACTTCTTATCAAAACTCAGTCTACGAAACCGTGGGCGGAGAAGAGTCTTATAAGGAAATGCTAACATGGGCCGGAGACAACCTCAGCCAAGCTGAAATCTCAGCCTATGATCGCGCCGTAGACTCTGGAGACATAGAGATGGTTAAGTTAGCCGTCGATGGATTAAAGTCTAAGTATCAATCTGTAGAAGGATCAGACCCAACACTTGTGAGTGGACAATCTGCTTCTTCATCAGGCGGTAATTATGGCTCGTGGGCAGAAGTGACCGCAGCTATGAGAGATCCCCGATACAAAACTGATTCAGCGTACCGCCAACAGGTTTCCTCTAAGTTAGAGCGAAGCAACGTCACCTAGTCTCTTTGGCCTCCTTCGGGAGGCTTTTTTAATTCTAAAAGTACAACAACACAAAATTACAATTACCTTTGACCCCTGCGGGGATAATCTCAGAGAACGGAGTTACGTGTTAAGTGACTGAAAGAATGCAAACATTAAACATTCATTTAAACATTTAACAAAAGGTAAATATTATGTCATGGTCAGGAAAAAGTGCCACACAAGGCACATCGCGTCTAGGCGCAGATAACGGTACAGGTACGGACAAACGTTCTTTATTTCTAAAGCAGTTCAGCGGAGAAGTTCTCACGAGCTTTGAAGAAAAGAACGTAGCTATGCCTCTTCACCGAGTGCGTACAATCAATAACGGCAAGTCTGCTTCATTCCCAACAATCGGAACTAGCACTGCCGCTTACCACGCAGCCGGTACGCAGATCTTTGGTGATAGCGTTCCTTCAAAAGAAATTGTTGTAACTGTAGACGACCTCTTAGTGTCAGCAGCTTTCATCCCTAAGATTGATGAAGCTATGAACCACTACGATGTTCGTTCTACTTACAGCTCTGAGTTGGGTAACGCCCTAGCTAACGCTGCCGATAGAAACATCTTCTCTGTAGTCTACAAAGCGGCAACTGCCACAGCGGGTTCCGGTGATATTGAAGGTCAGTGGGCGAACGCCGACTTTGAAGGTCTATCCGATACTAACTCAGGTGTTGGCGGTGTAAACGGTCAAGCTGGTCGTATTGACTTGAATAGCACTCCCGACGAAGGCTCTACTGCACCATCAGCAGCGCAAATCGTTGACGGTATTATGAACTCTTTGATGCAGTTCGACAAGCACGATGTAACTGGTGAGAAGTCGGTTGTACTTGATCCTGTTACTTACTACGCCCTAATGGCTGGTGATTCACGAGCTATTAACCGTGACTTCGGTGGTACTGGTGGTGTTGTATCAGGCACTGTTCCGTCAATTGGTGGTGCTAAGATCTATATGTCTAACCACTTGCCAACGGCATCAACAGGCATGACTTCTCCACTAGCTAACGAATCTGGTAGAGCGACTACCGTTTATACCGGTTCTACCAACGCTAACCTTAAGGGTCTTGTATTTACTAAAGACGCAGCAGCGACTGTTAAGTTGTTGGATCTAGGTGTTGAGTCTGAGTATCAGATCGATCGTCAAGGTACTTTGATGGTTGCTAAGTATGCTATGGGCCACAACGTCCTACGTAACAAATCAGCAATTGCTCTCGTAGCATAAGCTATCTAGGGGCATCCTTCGGGGTGTCCCTTTTTTTCATTTTTCATTGAGGTATATATGACAACTCCAACAACAACTCTGGGTGCAGTTAACTCCATGCTCTCAACCATTGGCGAAGCTCCAGTCAACGGATTAAACTCCGGTCTAGTAGAAGCTGAGACTGCTGAAACCATTCTCAATGAAGTTTCAAGAAGTGTTCAAGCTGACGGTTGGAACTTTAACAGCGAACCTAATTATAGCGTGGCTGCCACCTCTGATGGCGACATAGTTTTACCAGCAGAGATCATAAGAGCAGATCTGGCTACAACTAAATACAGAAGTTCTACGACTGAATACATACAGCGTGGAAACAAAATGTACGACAAAGCTAACCACACATATAACATTGGCAAAACACTAAAGTTAAATGTTGTCGTTCTCTTAGCTTTTGAATTGATGCCCGAAGTGGCAAGACGTTATGTGTCTGTGAAGGCAGCTCGAATATTCCAAGAGAGAGTATTGGGTAGCAGCACTTTATCACAGATGAACAGAACCGACGAACAAGAAGCACTATTCTCCCTAAAGGAACACGAAGGGGACAACGGTGACTATAACATATTTGATGATTACGGCACAGCCAGTGTCCTTGATCGCAGCATAGGTAAGGTGATTACAAATGGCTCTAGTTTCTAAAAGCATACCCAATCTCATCAATGGGATTTCGCAACAACCCCCAGCACTCCGTTTGGAAACGCAAGGGGAAGTACAAGAGAATGGCCTGTCTGATGTGGTTGATGGCTTAAAGAAACGACCGCCCACTCAGTTCATAAAGACGTTAATGAAAACGTCAAGCAATTGGACGCCTAGTTCAGCGTCAAGTCTTACCCTTGGTAACCTGACTTATTATAACACAATCGCCTTAACAGAAGCCGAACTGAATAGCTGCTTCACACACACCTACAAACGAAGTGAAGACGAGCAGTTCACTGTGATGATTATACAGAAGTCTCAACCTGTAATTCTAGTCTATGATATTGAAGGCAACCTTCGGTATGAGTCATACAAGTCTAGTTGGGATGCAAATGGTGCTAACATTAAATGGTTCTACAGTGATGAAGATTATGCAGCTAACACCAACCCCCAGTTCCGCAATACAGATTCTACAGCAGGCTACTTAGGACAGTCCGTAGCAAGTGATTATACAGCAACCTCCGTGGCGGATGCTACGTTCATCGTTAACAAAAGAATAACGGTTGCTATGTCTGAAGAACGTAACCCATCTGCTAATGCACCTTCTGCCCTAATTTATCTTAAATCAGTTAACTATGGTAGAGATTACAAACTAAAACTACAAACTTCAAAAGTGGGTGAAACCACAACCTTAAGTGCTAACGCAGGAACTCTTAATGCAATTACTGAGCAAGAAGGTACTAATAACGGTCAGTCTAACAGCTCCGCACTTAAAGTATCCACAACTCTTGCCGCTCTTCGTACAGACCTCCTTTCTAATTCTACAGCCAATATTTCAGGAGCCTACGCCTCACAAGAGGAGCCGGTTACTTGGGCAAACGGATCACCCTCAGCATTATCAACTATAGTTCTTGATTCAGCTCTGCGCACGACTGATCCCGATCTCCTTATGCTTGTTCAAGGCAATGATAATATTGTTTATAACGCGCAGGGTGGTAACGGTTGGAAGTACGCTTCTGATTATGCAACGAGCTTTAAAATTGATCTCCCGGTTACGGCGTGGGAAAGGACGCAATCGGCGGAGGGCCAAAACATCCCTCGTTACGTTCGACCTGCCATAAGCCTTTTGAAAGTAGAGTCTGTAGGTGACCTCGATGTAACCATACAACCACTTAGTTATTCTAGCGAACCCTACTTTGTAGTTAACGCTGTTACGGGTGGCGACTTCGACGACTTCACTCTTACGGCAACGGACGACGACGGTGGTACAAACCTCCGGGCGTTTAAAGACAACGCGAAGTCATTCACCGATCTACCTAACCAATGTATTGATGGTTATAGAATAGGTGTAATTGGCGACAACAACAAAAAAGAAGATGATTTTCATGTTATCTTTAGAGGAGCAGGTGGCAGTGGTTACTGGAAGGAAACTGTAAAAGGTGGACTTCAAAATTATTACAACCTAGCGACAATGCCCCACCAAATACGTCAAGGTTCTCAACTACAATTTAGCTTTGGACAAGGTACTTGGGATTCCCGCAAAGCAGGTGATGATGCAACAAACCCAGCTCCAAGTTTTGTGGGCAACACTATTAGTGACGTCTTCTTCCACAGGAACCGCTTAGGTGTCCTTTCGGATGAAAATGTAATCTTTAGTGAAGCTAGTAGTTATTATAATTTCTTTAGAACAACTGTACGCACACTGCTGGACGCTGATCCAATCGACGTAGCCGTGTCACAGAACGAAGTATCCGAGCTTAAGGCTGCTGTACCTATTCAGGATAACCTATTGTTATTCTCTGAGTTAAACCAGTTCACTTTATCTGCCTCACAGTTACTCACACCATCTGAAGTTACCATCGATCAAAGCACCAAGTATGAGTGCGATCTAACAGCCACCCCCGTGGGTGCAGGTAACAGTGTTTTCTTTGCTACAAAAAGCGGAGACTTCTCAGGCTTACGTGAGTTCTATACGGACGGCGATACTGAATTGAAAAAGGCTTCTTCTATAACCGCACACGTACCTAAGTATCTTAGGGGTGTTATTAGAAAACTAACCTCTTCTTCTAACGAAGATATTTTGATTGCGCTTACAGAAACAAACAAGAAAGAATGTTACGTATATAAGTGGTACGACTCCGGGCAAGAGCGCCTACAAAGTGCTTGGTCTAAGTGGACATTTAAGAAAGATATTATAGATGTCTCCTTTAACAACGCCACAGCTTACTTTACGTTTAACGATGGATCTTACCAGAAGTTATTACTAAGGGACGATCCTACAGTTATCACGTACACCGTTGGTAGTGCGACAGCCACAGCAACACGCTTAGATGCTCTTCTTGACTCTAGGATGCTTCTTCAGAAAACTAGCAGTGCTTACCCAATGTCACCGGGATTAGTGACTTCCTTGTATCCTCCTCTCTCCTCTACAACAGTTTTTACAAACCATGCAGGAGCGATTATTGCAACCGGGAATAGTACCGCAGAGTTAACTAAGGTATCTGATTATCTAAATCTTAGCCACGTTGAAAACGGTAGCACCATACTTAACTATGTATTCGCTGGCGAACCTTACACGTTTAAATATCAGCTCTCTGAGCAAGTGTTTAAACCTGTCAAAGGTGACTCAACAGAGATGGCTCGATTCCAACTAAGAAACATGAACTTTAACTACAACGACACAGCGACCTTCACGGTTACTGTAGAGAACTTGGGTAGAGATACTAAGACAACCAAGTTTACCGGGCGTATCTTAGGACAAGCTAATAACATCCTCGGTCTCGCTCCTATTGTAGACACAGGTGGATTTAAAGTTGGCGTACAGTCCCAAGCTAAAAACACTAAAATAACCTTAACAAACGATACCCATCTACCATCGCTCTTCCAGAGTGTTGAGTGGGAAGGCTTCGTCAATCTAAGAAACCAGAGATTATAAAATATGACACACCATTACAGACCCAGTACCTTTGAAGACTGCCGTGAGATGGCCCCTAATCTACGTAAGCAGGATGCTAATGAAATCATGGCAAGCAGTGGCAAAGAACCTTTTGATGCGCTGTGGGAGAGCTATGATAAGTCTGTAGAGTGCTTCACTATCATACACGAAGATGGTGACGTAGTGGGTATGTTTGGTGTGTCCTATTGTGGTCATTTCGCAAGTCCGTGGTTACTTGGAACAGATAAGCTAACAGAAACAAAAAGGGTAATGCTCCCTGTGGCAGCTAAGTGGGTGGAGGAGAAAGTAGACCAATACTCACTACTGCTTAACTACGTGGACGCCGATAATACGGTGTCGATGAAATGGCTTAAGTCTCTTGGATTTAAGTTTATAAAACTATTAGATTACGGAGTAGGGCAAAAACCCTTCTACCAATTCGTGAGGATAAAAGATGTGTGAACCAGTATCGATTACACTAGGCATAATGAGCGCCGCCGCCGGGGTTATGCAAGCTCAGGCAGCAAGTGACGCTCAAGACGAAGCTTACGCTGAGAATGTTCGAGCATCCACAGAAGCTAAAAGGGATGCCGATAGACAAATTAATTTACAACAGTCGCAGGCTCAAGAAGCAGCGGCAACAGAACAACTAGCAAACGACTTACAAACAAAAGCCCTAGTATCACGAGCAGTGGTAGCCGGGGGTGAGTCTGGAGCACTTGGTCAAAGTACCTTAGCAGCGCAAGAGAACATTGTACGCCAAGGCTTAGAAGCAAACACTATGGTTACTCAGAACCTCGGAAGAGAGGTTGCACAGATGGGTGAGTCACGTCGTGGCGCTAACTCTAACTATACCTCTCGTATCAACTCCGTATCGCAAGGCGGTGGTGTTGGTATGGGTACAGCACTAGGTGCAGTAGCCGGAGGTGTAAGCACTGGTGTATCCACTGCCGGCTCAATATCGAGTATTAAAGCAAACAAAGCCGGAGGCATA